GGGAAATGGCCTGCGGTATCTCCTCGCCGTCCTGGGAGGAAAAAGTGCAGACCTCTCGCAACACGGATGCGCCCTTCGTGCGGTGCCTGGAAAAGATCATGGACCTTGAAAAAGTGGTCAACAATGAGATTGACACCCTCGTTGACTTGAAACGGCAGATCCGCACGACTGTGGACACCGTTGCCAATGTCAACGAGCGCATGGTCCTCCGCTACCGCTACATCCACAACATGACCTGGGAGCAGATCGGCGGAGAGTTGAACGCAGACGAAAGTACCATCCGCAGATGGCACAAGGCAGCTCTTTCGGCAGTGGTTTTACCCACCGACCCGATTCGGATCTGAAAGATGCCGGAAATACCCGCCTTTGTCGGTAGATGCCCACCTCGACATTATGATATGATATAATCAGCGAAAAAGAATCGAGGACAGCCTCATGGGAGCAATCCCGTGGGGCTTTTCTTATGCCCAAGGAGGTGAAACGATGCCGAAGAAACCGTTGCGACCCTGCTCTCATCCCGGCTGCCCCAACCTCTGTGAAGGACAGTTTTGTGAACAGCACCGTGTGGAGGAACGCCGCAAGTACGACAAATACGAGCGCAGTTCCGATGTTAACCGCAAGTACGGCAGAGCATGGAAACGCATCCGTGACCGCTATGCGGCGGAGCATCCACTCTGTGAGATGTGTCTTAAGGAAGGTCGGCTGACACCGGTACAGGAAGTTCACCATATCCTGCCTGTTTCCAAAGGCGGCACTCACGCAAGGGACAACCTCATGAGTCTCTGTCAGTCCTGCCACACCAAGATCCACCACGACCTCGGCGACCGGTAGGGGGATGAAAATCTTCGGGACCTTTTCGGTCGGGCAACGGCCCGGGGTCACGTGCGCGAAAAAGGCGAAATCAAAAGGGTAATTAAGGGAGGTGAGCTCGGATGCCCACAAAATCGAATAACACGGGAGGGCGCGGCGGCGCAAGACCCGGTGCGGGAAGGAAGAAATCCGCAGTCAAGGACAAGGCCGAAAACGGGAATCCCGGCGGCAGAAAACTTGAAGTGCTGGATATTCCCGAAGTCGAGGGTGTTGTCATGCCGAAGCCCCATGATTTTCTTTCCGCCGAGCAGAGGGACGGCAGCGTCCTGCAGGCGCAGGAAATTTACACGGAAACCTGGCAGTGGCTCAAAGGCATCGGCTGTGCCGCAAAGGTGTCGCCGCAGCTCTTGGAGCGCTACGCCATGTGTTCCGCCCGCTGGGTGCAGTGCGAGGAAATGACCAACCGCATGGGTTTTCTCTCCAAGCATCCCACCACGGGAAAGCCGATCCCGTCTCCGTTTATTAACATCGGCATCAACTACATGAACCAAGCGGTTCGGCTCTGGAATGAGATCTTCCAGATCGTGAAAGAAAACTGCAGCACGGAATACGGCGAGTCTACGCCGCAGGATGACCTTATGGAACGCCTGCTCCGTGCGAGAAAGGGGTAACACCATGTTTGAAAAAGTAAATCCGTGCCACCCGGATAAGGTGGCGGACAGAATTGCCGGTGCGCTCGTTGACCTGGCATACAAGAAAGCAGAAAATCCCCGCATCGCTATTGAAGTCCTCATCGGCCACGGCGTGTGTCACATCATAGTGGAAACCTCCGTCATTCTGGACAAGGCAGATGTCACCGCCGCCGTCCACCGCATTGCCGGAAATCTCGCCGTGGACTATGTAGAAGTGCCGCAGGACGGTCACCTCGCCGACAACCAGGCAGACGGCGTCCGCTGCGGCGATAACGGCATCTTCAAAGGAATGCCCGTGACCGAGGAGCAGAAAGAGCTGTCGCAGATCGCACGGGACATTTTCTCTGTGTGTCCCTATGACGGGAAGTACATTCTGGACAGCGACCGGCTCATCCTCTGCCAGAGCAATGCGCCTTCGGATGCACTCCGAAAGCTGTATCCCGATGCTGAGATCAATCCGCTCGGTGACTGGACAGGCGGAACAGATGTGGACACCGGCGCAACTAACCGCAAGCTCGGTTCGGATATGGCCGACTCGGTGACAGGCGGCGGTCTGCACGGCAAGGATCTGTCCAAGGCGGATGTGTCCGTGAATATCTACGCTTTCCTCAAAGCACAGGAAACCGGCAAGGCCGTGACGCTCTGCTGCGCCATTGGGGATGATACCGTGGATGGCAGACCCTACGCTGAAATCGTAGAGATCGCCCAGCGCTACATCCGCTCGGTCGGCGGCTTTGAGAAGTTTGCGGAATGGGGGCTGGTCTGATGAAAACAACGACCGAAATGCAGCTCGTCCCCATCACGAAGCTGGTTCCCTATGTTAATAACGCCCGGACACACAGCCCGGAGCAGATCAATAAGCTCCGCTCCTCACTGCGTGAGTTCGGCTTTATCAATCCCGTCATCATCGACCGTGACTATGGCGTTATTGCCGGTCACGGTCGTATTCTTGCTGCCAAGGAGGAAGGCATCACCGAGGTGCCGTGCGTCTTTGCCGACCACCTCACCGAAGCCCAGAAGAAGGCCTACATCATTGCCGACAACCGCATGGCGATGGACGCAGGCTGGGACGAAGAGCTTCTGCGTGTGGAGATCGAGTCTCTGCAGGCGGCGGACTTTGACCCGCTCCTCACCGGCTTTGACGAAAAGGAATTGTCGAAGCTGTTTGACGATGGCATTGATGCTGAAGAGGATGATTTCGATGTGGATGCCGAGCTGCAAAAACCGACCTTCACGAAGTCCGGCGATATCTGGACACTGGGACGGCACCGGCTCATCTGCGGCGACAGTACCAAGGGGGAAACCTACACCGCTCTCATGGACGGCCGCAAAGCAAACCTCGTCATCACCGACCCGCCCTACAATGTGAACTACGAGGGCAGCGCCGGGAAAATCAAAAACGACAACATGGCATCGGAGAAGTTTTTCGACTTCCTCTTCGATGCCTTTTCCAATATGGAAAAGGTTATGGCAGACGATGCCTCCATCTATGTGTTCCACGCCGACACCGAGGGGCTGAATTTTCGAAAAGCGTTTGACGCCGCCGGGTTCTACCTCTCCGGCTGCTGTATCTGGAAGAAGCAGTCGCTGGTGCTGGGACGCTCCCCGTACCAGTGGCAGCACGAGCCGTGCCTCTACGGCTGGAAGAAGAAAGGCAAGCACCAGTGGTACACCGGGCGCAAAGAGTCCACCATTTGGGAGTTCGACAAGCCCAAGAAAAACGGCGACCATCCTACCATGAAGCCGATTCCGCTGCTTGCCTATCCCATTCAGAACAGCTCTATGGCAAACTCCGTGGTGCTCGACCCCTTCGGCGGCTCCGGTTCTACGCTCATTGCCTGTGAGCAAACCGACCGCATCTGCTATACCATCGAACTGGATGAGAAGTTCTGCGACGTCATCGTAAAACGGTACATCGAGCAGGTCGGCTCGGATGAAAAGGTCAGCGTTCTGCGGGATGGGAAAGTACTGCCCTTCACTGAGGTGGCAAATACCGCACCGGAGGTGTGAGCGTGAAAGAGCAATATCACCTTGTTTCCTTTTCCGGCGGCAAGGACTCAACCGCCATGCTTCTTGGGATGCTGGAGCGCGACATGAAAATTGACTGCATTCTTTTCTGTGATACAGGGCTTGAATTTCCTGCAATGTATGATCATATCGCAAAGGTTGAAAAGGACATCGGTCGGAAAATTACCAGCGTCAGAGCCGAGCATACCTATGAGGAACTCATGTTTGATGTTCCGGTACGGCGTAGTGCAGATTCGCCTGTCGTCCGGCAATACGGAGTGCAATTGAATGGCTACGGATGGCCTGGCCCTCGGCAGCGGTGGTGTACCACACGGCTCAAGGCGATGCCGCGAGAGCGTTTTCTGATGGAACTGCGGAAACAGTATGAGGTCATTGAATATGTCGGCATTGCCGCCGATGAGCAATATCGCCTGGAACGAGCGAACAATCAGAATCCCAACCACCGACACCCGTTGGTAGATTGGGGCTGGACGGAGCGCGACTGCCTGCGGTACTGCTATGAGCGTGGATATGATTGGAATGGCCTGTATGAGCATTTCAAGCGCGTGTCCTGCTGGTGCTGTCCGCTGCAATCGTTGACGGAGCTGCGGGAGCTGCATCAGCACTTTCCAGGGCTTTGGGAGCAACTGAAAACATGGGATAAACGAACCTGGCGAAACTTCCGTGCCGACTACAGCGTGGAGGATTTGGAGGTTCGTTTTTTGCTGGAGCGCGAGTGGACGGCTGCCGGAAAGTCTATCCGAAGCAGAGCGTTCTACACTGCGCTGAGAGAACGATTGGAGGCATCCAGGTGAAAACTGAAAAGCCTTTGACCCTCGGAAGCCTGTTTGACGGCTCCGGGGGTTTTCCATTGGGCGGGCTGCTTGCAGGTATCACTCCCGTGTGGGCTTCGGAGATCGAGCCGTTTCCCATACGAGTGACCACAAAGCGCCTGCCTTTTATGAAGCACTACGGGAACATCTCCGCTATGGACGGCGGCAGGATCGAACCCGTGGACATCATCACCTTCGGCAGCCCGTGCCAGGACATGAGCGTGGCAGGCCGAAGAGACGGCTTGGACGGAAAGCGTTCAAGTCTTTTTTATGAAGCCGTCCGAATCATCAAAGAAATGAGGTGTGCCACCGATGGCAAATATCCAAGATGGATCTGCTGGGAGAATGTCCCCGGCGCCTTCTCCTCGAACAAGGGCGAGGACTTCAAAGCCGTCCTCGAAGCGGTCATCGGCATCGTCGAGCCGAATGCCCAGGTGCCTATGCCTGAAAAGGCACAATGGCCCTACGCCGACCTATACATGGGAGACGGATGGAGCGTTGCGTACCGAACTCTTGACGCACAATACTGGGGAGTTCCCCAGCGAAGACGCCGCATCTACCTTGTCGCAGATCTTGCAGGCGGAAGTGCCGGAAAAATATTATTTGAGTCAGAAGGCCTGTCTGGGTATTCTGCGGAGAGCTTCCGCTCGTGGCAAAGAGTTGCCGGAGGTTTTACGCCTTGCGTTGGAGCGGCAGGCTTCGATGGATACAACGGCAGTCTGACGGACGACACTTCCGCCACCCTCGGCGTGAACTGCGGAATGAGTACCGGTCGGAATGGTATTGTTTTGAATGACCAGGGCGGCAACCGAATGGATGTCACCGAGGAGGTTACCTCCACACTCCGAGCAGAAGCTCATCATCCGCCCTGCGTAATGGAATCGGCAGGCTTCTGCACCGAGCATTCCGCCAAGAGCCGCACCATCGGCTATGAGGAAGAGTGTTCTCCCACGCTCCGTGCAGGTGTTGTTCCTGCGGCGGTGGCACTGGAAAACCATCCGACCGACAGCCGGGTCAAGCTATCCGAGGACGGCAATGTGCAGACGCTGACCTCCCGCATGGGGACGGGCGGCAACAATGTGCCGCTTGTGATGAAGATCCGCTCCGGCTGCGAAGGCGGTGGCAAGGGCGCGCTCATTCAGGAGAACAAATCCGCGACTCTGTCCTGCAACAATGACCAGACGCTGTTCGAGCCTTGCGGCTGGGACGGCGGGCAGATTTCTCCGACGCTCACCAAACAGAACGCAGGTGGAAACCAGCGGATGCCGGACAAGGACAACTTCACCTGCGTCCTTCAGTCCTTCGGCATCTGCTCCAAGGATTCCAATGCCATGAAGTCGGATAATCCCCACAGCGGGATCTACGAAGCGGAAACCGCACGGACGCTTGACGGCAACGGCGGCAATCCCTCCTGCAACCAAGGCGGCATCGCCGTGGTAGCTTTCACGCAGAATCAGCGGGATGAGGTTCGTGACCTCGGTGACCGCTCCGCTGTGGTGTGCGCCAATGCCGGAACAAAGCAGCAGACCTTTGTACTGCAAGGCTCTATGATTGGCAGAGATAACAAAAACGGTCCCCAAGGCAGCGGCGTGAACGAAGA